AACAGGTGGTTTAGCAACTTACTATGCTTTTGCGTCATACCAAGAAATGATAGGAAAAATGTTTGGAAGTTTTATTCAATTTCATTTTGATGTAGCAACAAAAAAATTAACAATAACTCAAAGACCTAGAGCAGACGACGAAACTGTTCTAATGCACACCGACAACTTTAGACCAGATATCACACTTTTTAAAGATATCTATTCTAAGCCTTGGATCAGAGATTACACTCTGGCTGTTGCAAAGGTAATGCTTGGAGAGGCCAGAGGCA